GGGCCCAAGACAAAAAACGAGACCTGACCGTTTGCCCGAAGGTAGTCGGTAACGTAGTTGTATGTTCCTTGATTTGGGCGGTTCGGTTGAACGGAAGTTTGAGTGCCGACCCCGTAGAAATCCGTGAAGAAATCTTGCCAATCCTCTGCGCTTACGGGATTGCGACGACGAATTAGAGTAAAGAAACGTTCTTGAACCTCTGGATAGGTTTCGACGTCACTTCCGCCAGTTGCGGGAAGGGGGTTTGTTACAGTTAACCCATTTATTTCAGTTGCCGAGACTCCTGTAATAGAATTTGCCGGAGAGTTATAGATTGACCCTACATATTGTGAAGCAACGGAGGCGTAACCAATCGACTCACCTGCTGGGATGATAACGTCAGCGTCGGTGATAAAAGTGAAAACCTCGCCCCCCGTAAGATTGGAGTCGGTTGTGAAAGCTGTTCCAGCGAGGATTGATGTGGGGGTGTCAGAAGGAGGAATTGTGAAAGTTAAGCGAGCGACAGAGGGGGTGCCCAGACGTCGCATTGCCCCAAGAAAAGGGCCAAGCCACTCAATGAGGATGGATTGAGGAAGTTGGTTTGCGCGAAAGAGAAACTCCCCTTGAGCAAAAGCCATCCCCTCGAGCAACGCAGCTAGGGGGTTGCCAGCAGAGAAATCATTTAGAGTTTGTCCAGACGCTTCGTAAACACGTTGAGCCGCCTGTTGAACTATTTCTGCTTCATTACGGGGGTCAATGTCAACGCTTGGTAAGGGAGCGTAGCGTGCCATGTATTACTCCTTACGCTGGGCAAATAGTGTCGGAGTTACCTCCTCCAACACTGTAGTTTGAACAGGTGCCAGACGCATTCTCGTAAACACCGTTATCAATCTCGAGGTCGTCAAACAAAGACTGAACCCAAGTTTCTAAAACTTCTTTCGTAATAATATCTGCATCAACCAACGCAGCAAACTTCTGCGCGGGGGTTGGGGTTGGAACGCCGGAGGCATAGTTGAACTTATCGTTCGTGGTGTAGCTGCGAGGGGCGTTAGCACGAACGTTTGCCGGGTTACCTACGATGAGGGGGTCATAACCGAAGTTCCACATTCCGGAGACTACCTTGTCTCCGCTGATGGGAGCGCCACTTATCAACAACCCTGTGGCACCAAGTTCGGGCTGATTGGATCCTAAGGTAATGTAGGCAGAGTCCAAACCGTTCGGGCCAGTGCGAACGAGCGAGTTCAGACCGAGCGGCGGATAGTGATGGTCAAGGTCTTGCCCATCAAAGTATATTTGTTGGAATCCATTCAGGAACTGTGAAGTGACAATAACTCCTGAACTAAAGGTGGTCTTACTCATACCTTGATGGACCAGTCATGTTCGTTATTTGGTTTTACCCTTATTGCGGTGTGCCTTTGCACCGGGTGCCCTTGATGTGTTTGGCGAGGTTGCCGACGTTCATGAGCATTCCGCATTGGGGGCATGGTTGTTTTTTGGAGTTTGTTTTGCTAACGCCTTCGCTTTGCCGTTTGCGTTTTTCAGGTGAGGGGTTGCGATTGCCTTCTCCGATTTTACGCCGGGTTTCTTCACCATGTTTCCAACCTTCACCCCGTTGAGAGACGCCGGGGATAGCTCCATTGCTGGACGACTTGTTGTAGCAGAGGGGGTCCTTCACATGCTCCTGTAAAAGCTCATACTCATAAGTTCTCACATCCAAATCATCTTCGCATAGGATTTCCCAGATGAAGTCACGAGGTTCGGATTGTAAGTGTTTACGAAAGTCGTTATACGGGGAACCCATGTGGTGGTTACCTACACGGTTCATGTAATGGCAGTAACTTTTTGCCGAACCAATGTAGTATCGGCCTGTTTTGGTGTTTGTTGCTTTGTAAGTAAGCATAAAAAAGCCCTCATTTCTGAGGGCATTATAACCAAGTAAACTCGAAGTAAACTCGCAGTAGTTATGGAGTTACGTTCTTTCCCAATAGTTGACTGTGAACTCGACTTCGATGGTCTGCACATCGCCGCTCTCACGGTCAACGTCAGCAGTCGTGATACTCACGAACTGGCACTCGAAGCAGACATACTGTCCGCTGTTGGTGAGGTAACCAGAGAACGCTTGAGTGTAGCTGCCATCACAAGAAGTGGGAGTGATGGTGATGGTGATCGGGTTACAGTTGTAATCCAGCCAAAACTGCTCAAGAGCTTTGAAGATGTTGGGGTCGTACGGGGCAGTCAGAGTGACATTTTCCGCAGTACGGGGACCCACAACGTGGTACAGACGGTTGCCAGTACCATTAGCGTAGGTGTTGCTATCTGATGCATCATTGATTCCGCTAAACTGAGTAAATACCGAGATAAAACTCGCAGCGGGAGCTCCAGCATTAGACAGAGCGGTGAAGCTCACTTCATATTGAGCTTTTGTTAACGGACGAAGAATAGCCATGGTAACACCTCTTTAGTATTCCTATCTAATCAGGACAGGATGTCGGTAACCATGGCTCCCGATCCGATCAGGCCCTTTGCACCCAGGCCCACGAGGTTGACAACACGCTCAACAGTGATCTCAGCGCGAACCACACGACGCTCACGAATGTAGTACTCAGGGCGAACAGCAGGGGTGCCGGTCAGCTGATAAGTGTAAGCGAAGGCGGGGGTAGCAGCGTTAGCGCCACCAGCAGGCATAACGGAGTCGGAAGGGCCGTTCGGGCTGTAGAACAGCAGGATGCCGTTCTCAGGGAACACGGGCTGCAGGCTACCGTCGGTGGCCAGATAACGACCCTCAGCCACGCGCAGACCGCGCTCGAGACCGAAGTAACGGGCGAGCATGTCGGTGTCGATGCTGTCGGCGGTGGTGTACTTGATACGCTCAAGGATCGCCTGGTTGGTCAGCAGCTGGTCAAACACAGCAGTACCAACAACCATCGAGTTCGGACGGATACCGATCTGGTTAGCGACGGAGCGCTTCAGAGTCAGAACGTCTTCGATCGGGTTGGAGGTCAGGGAGGACCAAGCAGAGGGGCCAGCAGCGGTGGTGTAAGCAGTCGAGAAAGTGGTCCAGCTGGTGAAACCCAGACCGTCTTGAGTGCCAGCGCCAGTGTTAGGCTCGTAGGGGTTGTAGCCACCGGTCACGGTGACAGCTTGAGAAACGGTGTACTCGTAGGCGTTCATCAGGCGAGACATTGCGTTGCGAGTTTCGATCGCACGCAGGTCAACCTGAGCGGGGCCTTCGCCAGCGTTCTCGATGACTTCTTCCGGCAGTTCCCAAGCCACGACTTCTTGCTCGAGAGCATAGGGCTCCGAGTCATAGCGGCTCTGAACGTAAGGAATATTGGTGCCATACGCACGACGGAAGTCGTTGATGGCGAATTGCTCTTTGCCGAAGCGCAGAATGCGTCCAGCACGGGTGGGGGTGTCGACGACAGGAGCGATAAAGTTCGCAATGTTGGTCGCCGGCAGCATGAAACCTTGGGCAAGTGTAGTCAGAATAGGATCTACACCTGCGTAGGTTTGTTGCAGGTTCATCATGGGAGGGAGTCTCCGTAATCTTTGTCTTCAAATGTGTGCACACAGGGCTGGGACTTATACCTTGCGGACGCCCAGCCAAATGTAAATAACCAGATTATAAATCAGGCGAAAGATACCAGTACCAGACGGCGGCCACCGATGTTCACGTTTTCGCGAACGGTGGGCTGAGTGCCATCGATCAGAACTGGGGTACCAGCGGCAATAGCTTGGCCCAAGGGGTTAACATTGAGTTGGGTGTTCAGGCCGATAGCGGCGGAGAGGGGGTCAACTTCGATGAGGAGCAGACCGGAAGTAGCAACAGTCAGCTGACGAGCGGTGTAAGGCTGAGCCAGGGCGGTGGGCATGTAGGCCTGGTTCACACCGCAGATCACGGTGGGCTGAACGGTGAAGTAGGTGCCAACGGCAGCCACGAAAGGAGATCCTGTCCAGGTGGCAGGGCTCACGGCACAAAGTTCGCCGATTTCGACCACACCGGGGTTACCGGCTTGGTCATCAACAGCGGCTTCCCAGGTTTCAGCGTAACGGATGTACTGTTTTCCGTAAATCGGAGCGGCATTAGTAGCCATAATCTTTTCCTTGTATAAGGGACTTCAAAGTTTGTATTTTGTTTGCTCTAGGACTTGTTTTGTCACCTAGTTGCAATAA